CCCATACCACCTTGATATGCCCCGTCATTATTGTTGCCACTAAGGTCGTTAACCCCATCTTGAAGTGAAGGGCACAACCAGAGTTGTTCATCGCCAAGACCAACGAACGGTGTTCCTAGCACACCACGCTGGGAGGCAAGGTGTGTGATCTCTGCTTGGGTGAGGGGACGGTCGTATAGACGGCAATCGTCTATGTACAAGTCTCCTGTATAGGTAGTGGTAAAGTCGTAGTTCCCGAAACCCATATAACCAGTAATAGCATACGGTGCGGCAGTGGTTTGCGTGTACGTAAGAACTCCGTCAACATATATCACTGACGTTCCACCGACACTTACAACCGCAACATGAAACCAAGTAGACGATGGCAGGTTAGTGGCGAGTTGGCTTGACCCAGAGCCTCCGGCTTTAACATAGTTGACGGCTGAGTACTCGAAGAGCATGTCTGACAATGCGTCATCGGCTACATAGAGCGATCCTCTTGCCCCGGGGGCTCCGGTGTCCCACGCACTTCTCTTGGCCCACATTGAGACAGAAGTTGGGACCACGCCAGCAACCCCAGAAGACTCTACTCGCTGTCCGGAAGAATCTATGTAGTAGGCACGGCTGCCACCGTTCGAGGTGTCAGCAACTGTCCCAAGGCCACCTTGATACACCCCATTATTTCCGTTACCAGAAATATCATTAGGCGAGTTATTAATGCTAGGACACAACCACAACTTCTCATCGCCCAACCCTTGTGGTGGTGATCCAGTGATACCTCGTGCTGTAGACAGGTGGGCTATTTCTGCTTGGTTGAGGGGGCGGTCGAAGATACGGACATCGTCAATAAGGCCATCCAGAAAAGCATTTGGCGACCCATTGACAAATTGGCAGCCAACTCCGACATCGCTAGTTAGAGGGCCAGTGGCCGTGGTAAATGTGCCAGTCTCTTGAAATATCTGGACGCCATCCACATACAGTGTAGAGGTGGTTCCGTTAACAATCCAAGCAACGTGAAACCACTGGGACGATGGCACAGGAGTAGACGACGATGTGTTGGGACTGTATACCCCCGCGTTCGCTGTCGCCCTGAATCCCAAGAAGTTGCCAGTCAAGCCACTAATCAGGAGTCCAGTACCTTTTCCTGAAGTGGTTAACTCACTGGCTATAAAAGTTCCTGTCCCAACAGAGTCCGCCCTGACCCACGCTGACTGAGAGAAACTGTTAGTCTCGACAAGGAATGCAAAGTTTGCCTTCGGTACTCTGATGTAGTCACCTACCCCGTCAAGATCATAAGCGAACGCACCACCATTCGAGGTGTCTGCAACTGTGGAAAGTCCACCGACCGCGGTTCCATTGTTGGCCTGATCGCTTAGGTCATTGAATGGAGTTACATTGTCGAGTGTAGGGCACAACCACAGTTTTTCATCACCGAGTCCAGTAGGCATCGCTTTGATCTTTCTCTAAAGGGAGGTTACGCAGACCAGTTGTTCGACATGGCTTGCAGTGCTGCAATCCACGAGGCATCAGTCATGTCTTTAGCCGAATACAACGGCGCGATGTGCTGATTGTACAACTCGTCGTAGTTCCTCTTTGTAGCATTTTGCTTTGCCAGATATTCAGCCTCTGCTTCACGCTCGGCCTCTTGAGCTTCGTACTCTTCCCTTGCTTCGATTATGTCACCTTCGGTTGCTTCAGCATCCGGTCTTCCACCCGCTGAATCAAGCAGAGCAGATACTACTGGTTGCAACTCACCTGGCATTGCTGCTGTCACGCTGGCCCATTGGATGCTGCGTGGATAGACGTTTGTGTCTATCTCAGATCCACCACCAAAAACATGCTCGACGAAATAAGCAATCAGAACTTGCGATTCAGATCCGACTGGCAATGTTTCGTAGTATGAGATGAGCAATCCACTTTTTGATCCGTTGATCGGATCAACGATGACCGCACCGTTCTCTTGCAGTATCTCTTTTGCATTTTCGCACGATATAGGTTGTGCAGTCCTGTCTTGCAGATGCTTTAGGATGATATCATCCGAAAGGCCTTGGTCTTGCAGTGGTTTGATGTCTCGTAGGTAATCAATACTCATTAGTTATTTCCTTAGTTTTTTTGTGTAGATTGTTTTGATTGTTCGGCAAGAGCCTTCCAAATTTCCAAACGGTCTTGCTGGCAGTCTTCTGCAAGTTTTTCTGCTCTTTCGAGTCGCGACTCTGTCACGCTGAGGTGCTTCATCGTTTGCCGCCAGAGGACAGTGATCGCACCCGACATTCCTGTGATTGCAGTTGCTAACAAGCCTAGCGTAGTGGGGTCTGGTGATGTCATTTGTTTCTCTCTACTACTTTTTTAACCCATTGAAAAAATGCTTTTCGGTTACCGTAACCTGATTTTGACGCAACAATTCTTCCCCCAAGACGCATGTCGAAACTTGGCGTGCCTCTTAAGTCTGGACTTGTTTTAGTTACCCTCCATCCTGCTTTCCTCAATGGCGCGACACATTCACGCTCAAAAGCTTTGCAAGGTCCGCAAGATGGTTGACTTGTGAAAATGATCTCAGAAGTCATGTCTTGCTTTTCATCGATCAAAGGTTCTTTCATATCTATGATGTCAACAGAGTCTGCTTCCTCTTTAAATTCACGCTCTGCTTGGGTTGCACCTGAAATGATCGCAAGGATCACCGCAGTAGCAGCAGAATAAACCAAGATATCCAATATCCTTGAACTCATTAGATCACCTTTGCTGATTTGATTGCAACGTATTCCTGAGCAATGCAGTTTCGACTTCCCTTTTCCCAAAGCACTTGCATTCCATCACCCGACCAATTCTTTCCCCATGAGTTCACGATCAGGATTCCGTATCCTTTTCCTTCTTCGTAAACGCCTTTGATGCCAAGCACCAAGTGGCCCCACCAACTAAGACCTAAAGTCACAGGTGAGCAGTCAGGTGCAATCAGAGCACTGAAAGCAGTTGAGAAGTCTCTGCTTGGGATCTCTTCGTATTCTGCAATCCCGTACTTCTGAGCAGACTTTTTTACTATGGACCTCTGCGTGTGACTTCGCGAAATCAACGCTTCCTGAAAGACTTGAACGGTAGGTATTCCATGCTCTTGCACTGCTTTGACAGCTTGCATAGCCCAGCCACCGACATTGCGGTAACCCTTATATAACTGAGCAGGGTAGCTTGCTGAGAGGTGCAGAGGAGGTGACTCATCGTAACCAGATTGTGCAAGTGCAACTGCGACTCCCTGAACCAATCCAAAGCACCAGCAGTAATTAGTTCTGGACTGATTTAAGATTGGGCAATTTGCTGACTTAAAGGCATGGTAAGGAGAACACTTTCGTTCATCCTGCTCTTTGATCAAGTCGCGCCAAGTGTCTCTGGAATAAGTTTCGCCAGAGAACTCAGGTACTACAGATCCAAACGGTTCTGCGTTGAAGTCCCTATCGATAAAGCCTGTTCCGTACTCGCTCACTTTGCACCTATCTTGGTTCTGAAGTCAGACACTGATGACGGTGCTTTAAGATATTTGCTTTTGCCATCAACATCGACGACTGCTAAACACGGGGAGTTTGTTTCATACTTAAGAAACAACTCTTGAATCCACTGAGGTGCTCCAGAGATCTCACCTGGTGCATTGTCGATGACTCGAAACTTAATTCCACGTTGGTCAGCAATCTCATCGAGCACTGGACTTGATGCAGTGTATTGCTGATCGACAGTCATTCCAGATGACTTGATGAGCAGTACAGCAGTGATATCAGTAACTGGTTGATCACGGTCTTGCGATGGCAACCATTTTTTGTAGTATCCAGAATCCCAAACCACGAAGCAAAGTGCCGCGAACAACACAACAGGCAACTTGCTTTCTTTCTGGAGAGGCACAGAGGATTTTGCTTTGATGTCAATCATCTTCTGTTCCCTCGATTTTACGCAGACGCTCATCGAGGTCATTCAGTACGCTAGTAAGCTTTTCTAGATCAACAGCCTGCTCAATGTTTCCAGCAATTGCATTTACTTTCGGAAACTTTGCTCTCACTGAATCTACGGTCCATTCGGCAAGTGGTTTCAGGATTCCTGACACAATTGCAATGCTTAAGATTCCAACAAGTTGCACCGCGCTGACAAGGCTTGTAAGAACCAGTGTTGCTAGTGATACGCTTTCCATACCTTCGGGAGGTTCGTCATCTAGCAAGAATGAAAAGACCCCATTGCTGTACATGAAGTACAACAACGCGAGCGTTCCGCAACCGCAAATAAAATGAAACGATTTGTTGGATTTTATCTCATTCATATCCCGGCTCTCCTGCTTGGTATCCAGACTTGACTTCTTCTCCGCTGAGGTTTTCCTCAATCCACTGCGTTATTATTTTCACAAGCAGTTTTGTTGCTATGCTGAGTAGCAATGCGTGTAGGATTCCACCATATTCGGGTGAGTCACGCAGTCTTTTAACTGCGTTCTTTCGAGCAATCCGAGAGATGGTTGCTTTTTCTGAGTAGAAGTCGTGCATCCTGCACGCGATTAGATATTCCTGTCTCGCGATTTCCCGAATCTTTTCGCGAGCATTTTTTCGCAAGAGCATTTTGCACCATCACCTTGGCTGAGTTTACGCCAATTAGCTTTTCGATCTTGCTTTTTGCAGACTGCATTTTTTCGTTTAGCAAATCGACGTTTTTCATTGTTTTTCCACGTTTTGCTGATTTTAGAAGCGTGGGCAAAAAGGTGTCACGCTTCTATCACGCGCCGACAACACTTGCCTCGCACCACGCGAGAAAACCATAGCAAAAATCGTCAAAAATGTCAATTATTAGAAAGGACAATCGTCTTCTTCAAGCTCGACGAATTCGGGCTTGGGAGTGAGCTTGTAGTCAGTTATTCGATGGTATTTCCCATCTGGCTTTACTTTAATTTGCTTCGGAGTACACAAGCATCCACGAGAGGCTAATTCAACTGCCTCAAAGATAGTGGATGGGATTGCGTTTCTGCTCCGTTTCATCCACCACCGCATTGCATTTTGCCTCGGAAACCCTTCGTGAGCCAAGCAGATCCATTCATTGAATCGTCGAGTCGATAGATTTCCATCGCGAGATTTGTCATCAAGAGGCTCGACGGTGTACTGCACCCTCATCGACTGTTCTTTGAATTCCTCGCGTGGAGTGTGGATAAAATATTCAACCTCTGTTACCTCGTACCACTTTGGACCGTTTCCGGCCTGCATGATCTGCGTAAGACCGTCTGCTGATTTGTCTACGTTGGACTCAAACTCAAACTTAAACCCGCATTCACAGTACCTAGTTCCGCTGGCTACAACAGCTTCGCAAGCTGGACATTCTTTTCTTGGTGCTTGACCGGGTTCTCCCGAGGAATTCTTTGCAGAAGCAACTCCAAAATCAGGGTCATCTATTGCGCCATGCCTGCGTGTGTTTCCGCCAAAGTCTAAGACGAGGCATTCTTTCTTCCCCTCGGCCAGTCTAAGCCCTCTCCCGACCATTTGTGCGAACAAACCGGGGCTTAGAGTAGCCCGGCAAAGTGCAATGAGGTCAGTCTTTGGAGCATCAAATCCAGTGGTCAAAACTGAGCAGTTTACAAGCCACCTAAGCACACCATTCCTGAAGTTGTCTAGTATTGCCTCACGCAAGATTGGCATCGTTTCTCCGGTGACAACAGCAGCACGCTCGCCGGTCTTCTTTTCGATGATCTCAGCAAGGTCTTCTGCATGCTTCACGCTGGTCGTAAAGCAGAGGCACTTTTTGCGATCCTCAGTATTAGCAACAGCAATGATCTCATCTGCATTTGCATCGACGGTCGCCTCGAAAGTGCTCGCGAGTTCAGAGAGGTTGAAATCCCATCCAGATCGACGCACGTTGCTTGTATCGACCGTTGATACGCTTGCAGTCCTAACTGGGCAGATGTATCCACCTTCTAGCATCCGCTCTACTGTGACCTCGTAGGCAGTCCCGTCGAACATCTGGTTTGGCCCGACGATGGGTCCGCAATCGAGCCTGAACGGAGTTGCAGTCAATCCCAGTGTTCGAGTCTTTGGGTTGTAGGTCTTAAGATCTGCAAGGAACCTAGCATACTGAGTATTCTCATTAGACGAAACTTGATGTGCCTCATCGATGATTGTCAGTTGTCTGGCCCCGAAGATGTCAGCATGACCTGAGAGTGACTGGATCGTTCCGAAGATGATGTCTTTGTCTGTCTGCTTTTTCCCAAGCCCCGCGCAGTAGATCCCAGCATCAACATCAGGACAAAAACGGTTAAGAGCAGCAAGGTTCTGCTGGACGAGTTCCTTTTGCCTGCATACCACAAGACCTCGATACCCTACTTCTACAAGTCCTTTACAAATGTCGGCAATGATAATTGATTTGCCAGCAGCAGTCGGAAGCACAAGTACTGGGTTGCCCTCAGAGTTGCGTACATAGTTCCAAAATCCGTTGACTGCGTCCTGTTGGTATTCACGCAGGGTGTATTCGTAAGGTGGTTTCATTATCTTTCTCTTTGTGGTGATACCCCGCGTCAGGAGTCGAACCTGACTGATCAGGGAGTTTTGCACGTTCCACGGTAACAGTTCCCTTTCATTGTGTAATGTGACCAGCGACCACTCGCGTGGGGATAAAAAAAGAGCACATCAACGCCGTGCTCATAGCGACCACCCTCGCGAGATAAGTGGATTTTCCGCACACAGTCCTCGCCAAAAATTGACGAGAAAGGGCCGAGTGGAATCGAACCACTCAAAAACCGTTGACCCAAGGGGGGGATCAGAATGCAATGGGACCAGATGGTTCCACTGCCGCAGACTCTACAATCGTCGTCTTAGATGACTTCCCAGCCTCGTAGAATCGCTTGACATCGACTCCTACACCATACCCATTGTCTGGAGTGTTCTTGATGTCTGCAACAACAACCTTTTGATGGATCTCCGAAGTGTCAGTTATCTTTTTGATTCCGCAACACTCAAGCAAATTTCGGAACTGCTGCTGTCCGATCTCAACAGCTTTCGGATTTGCATTCACCACGTTGAAATTCTGAAAGATCACGCGGTTCTGGAATTCGCCTGAGACAATCTGGAAACGCACCTTAATGTACTGACCGAGTTTCGGATTGTTTGCTTCCTTGGCTTTTTTGGTAAGCATCAAATCAGTGTCAGTCACCACCATCGTATATCGACCAGCAGGTATCTGCTGGTATTCGTTTACTGACTCTACATCATTATTATCAAAACTAAATTCTGCCATAATTCGCTACTTTGTAGTTGAGGTTAAAAAACATTCGACTGGATCATTCATGTCAATCTTGTCAGCAAGTTCGATCCTACGCTTACTAACATAGCTCGGATGTGAATCCGACTTCAGTATCCTGCGACCTGATGTTGTCGCGATCCCACGCTCTCGACCAAATCCCTCGTCTTTGCTGCTGACAAAAGTTTCGATCTCCGCGTGTAGAACTTCGTCTGCCCATTCAAGTAAACGCCCGCAGGCTTTCTTGCTTAACTTCGGTTGAACTCGATCCCAAGACGCACCCGACACAGACTCGACTTTCTTAGTCTCTTCGTGTGCAATGAGAATTACAGTCTTTCCCGCAGAAATGCACAAGTCAAGTTGCTCGAAAAGCTTTCCGATCCTTCGGGCCACTTCGACTGTACCTTTCCCAAAGTCTTGTTGAAACCCTTCAGCATGCAAAGCATCTTCGACAAATTTTTCAAACCAATCGATTGAGTCGATAATGATTGTTTTGAATTCTGATGACGATGCTTCGTTTGTAGCCTGTAACACCTCCAACGCAGTGTCAACAGACAGTCTTGCTACATCAATGTCTCCTGAGCCATCCTCGGTCGCGATGACCAGTGCATCGGGAAACCGACTTGCCCAAGTGGTCTTGCCCACTCCATGAGATCCATAGACGCAGATGCGTCTTGGTTTTGCAACTTTTCCGCGTTGCACTTTATCAAGTATATTCATCTTTTCTTCTCCTTGCTTTGATTGACCGTTGGGCCAATTCTTGTGGTGTGAAAATCTCGTAAATTCCGCGTGCCTCTCTCACGCTATATCCAAGGCCATTGTCGCAAATGATTATCAAGTCAATTGATATTTTTCCATCCATCATCTCAACATCGGCGCGCAGAAACATAGGTAACAATCCATGTTTATCAAGTCCTTTGGTATTAACTTTTCTGCTTAAATAGTCAGTCCGAAAGTGGTTTGATATCAAACCTGCTGCTCTGCGAAAACTATATTTGCTCGCAATGCTTTCGCAATTGTCGGACAACTTTCTGAGAAAAGTACAGTATCTTGCGTAGTTCTCGCAGTCCAAGGATGCGTTTGAATAGTTGCTTTTTTCCTCCATTTTTGCTATATCCTTGTTGCTGCTTTCCGATTCTAAGCGTGTTTCCAGATTGTGGTCAAGATGCAATTTTCAGATTTTTCTATCTCAGCGTGCGATAAGCTTTTTACTTTAGTCGTTCCCAAAGAGTTGAAAAACGGAAACACTGGACGCACAAAACACTTTTCTCAAGCTCACCGTGACAAGCAGCAGTGGCTTGCTGCTATTCCGCAGGCAACTGTTGAGTTGCCTCAAGATATAAAAATGACTCTCAGTCAGTTTTATCATGAGGTGCTTCTAGAGGATGTCATTTCGCAGGAAGTAGGGCTAGTCATCGAGCGTGTGCTCGGACCTCGACAGAGGCTCTGGGATCACGATTCTACTTTGCGTGGAGCAAAAGAATTAGTTGACTCTTTGGTTACCTATGGCATCTTGCAAGACGACAACGCAAAGCACGTTTCTTGGTGCTTGGGAGTTCAGGACTCTGATGACAAAGAAAACGGACCTTATGTCCGAGTACACTTTTTTGGGATGCAAGGATGAGCAAGGCAAACAGGATCGGTATCATTGGTGATTCACATTGTCCTGTGATGCTGGAAGGATATGCAGAATGGTGCATGAGCATTTTCGACCAGTGGCAAGTCAACCGAATCATCCACGTTGGGGATCTTGCCGATCATCACAGTGCAAGTTTCCACGATAGTGAGATTGGATTCACTGACATAGTTGGTGAGATGGAAGCTGCAAGGAATCAGATACAACACATGCAGAAAGTGTTTGGTAAAGACGTTGAGGTGATGACAGGGAATCACGATGCAAACCTTGCACGCAAGATGAAAGCAGTTGGTCTTGATCCTTCACTGCTAAGAAAGCAGGCTGAGATTTGGGGCATCGACTGGAAGTTTTACCCCCGATATCACAAGTTGCAGATTGACGACTATCAGGTCTTCCACGGGGACCAAGGACGCGGTGGAAAGACTCCTGCAATTGCAAAGGCAGAAGCAGACTGGACATCCTCTGCAATCGGCCATCACCACACTGCTGGTGGTGTAACCTGGGGAGTCAACAACAACTCACGATACTGGGGCATGTCAGTGGGTTGTGGTGTCGATCACAAACATGCAGTCATGGCATACGGTGCATCTTTTGCACAGAAACCAATCATCTCATGTGGCGTTGTGATCGATGGAGTTCCTTACTTTGAACCGATGCCGAAGAAGAACAAGTACGGACGCAGGCTCAGGTAGCCTTTCTTGCGTTCTCGATTGCTTTGTTCACAAGTTGTTCTGCGGCTATCTTTTTCATTGCAGCAGGCACAAGTTTGAACGCCGGAATCAGGTGCTCGGACTGAGACATGAGATGTGCAACGATTGTGTCTTTGTTGTCTTTGCACCATCTGATGCCGTACATATCCATTCTTGCTGCCATGTCAGAGCACCCGCAATCAGACTTGTTTTTGACTGCCCAGTCAGGTATTAGCTTGCTTAGTTCAGTGCCTACGCTTTGTTTCTTAATTTCTTTTGGGTGATGATACAAGCCTTGAAGTATTTTTCTTGCTTTATCAATTTCATTTACATCAAAGGCATCTGGGTTATTTTGCATGACATGCAAAATAGCAGGAGATGCCCTATATGCATTCTCTTCTGTTATGCCCTTAAGAGATCGAAGCAATGCCTGAGCAGAAGGATTGTTTTTGTCTACGCCAAGCGACTTGACAATAGATTCTAGTATCACGCTATTTTGTCTCCGCACTTTGTTCCAGATACAGTAAGTCTTGTTAGATTGCCGCTACCTACAGTTTCTGAACAAACTGACTCACTAGGAAAGCCAATCAAGGTGCAACTTGCTGCATCACCAATGTCAATCAAAACATCTGTATAGAACCATCCGTATTTAAAAGAGTTGCCGCTCCCTCCTGAACCAAACCAAATGTATCGATAATTACTTCCTGCTGAAGATGTAGTTGCTACTCCATAAATCTTGGCAACTGTTGGGTAAGAAACTGTAGACATTTCTGAAAAAGATCCTACCGTTGTTTCTTCTGTTGATAAGCCTTCGTCGATAATAAAAAACGTCAGTTCAAATTCCCCCAAGCCATCTCTGCAAAACATTGTGCATGTGCTTGTCGATCTATCGCTGTGATCAAAGCATGTTGCTGTTGCAGTACCTTGCCCCTCGCATGGACAGTCAGCAGGCTCAAACGACTCCCCGTTCATGCAAATGTACCAAGTGCGTCCAAACGGATTTGTATTAGGATGATATTCTGTGTATCGATAGCAGTCTGTTCCGCTTCCTACGTTGCTATGCGTTGCCCAAGTTTTGTATATGCTTGCAGCACCAATACCCTTGCCTTTTGTTGACTCTAAAGTGCTATCAGCATCGTAAAGGTAATCCCAAGTCCATCCGCAAACAAACTCAGTTGCCGATGTGTTGTCAAGCGTTCCAAACTTAGTGCCTAAGTAATTGTGAACCTCGCCTGTTACGTTGCTCCATGTTGGATGTCCGTCTTCCCAGTTGCCTTCAAACCCGCTAATTAAGCAACCGCAACAAGGATTATAGTCAGCCCCAGACCATGTAATCGTGCATGAATCGCTAGAAGTATTTCCGTTCAGATAAAGAGTGTCTGATCCACTGCAAGAGTAAACGGGAGGTAACAGAGATCCAGTCCGGTACACTTTTGTTGCACTTGTCGAACTATCAATAAACGAAAGACGATGCAAACTTATAGGAACACTAAAGGAGTCAACTCCGCTTGCATGCTCTGTTCCAAATCTTATTGCAACCTGAGATGTTGCCCCTGTTGTGCAGATTAAAAAACTAAATGCATCGCTTGGCCCCCCAATGGTTGGCTCTTGCGATGCAGTTATTCCAGTCAGTCCACTAAATGAAACAGATGTTCTGTCAATGCCGCAACCACTGTTTGACATGCATTGCAATTCCTTGACTTCACAGTCTTCTGTCCCATTGCACCCACAAGACGGGCATCTTGCACCCATCCATTTCATACCTTTTGCCATGTGTTACTCCTACGCAGGGCATGAAACTTGAACGATGACATATTTTGCAACTTCTTTGTAGCAGGTCAACATTGCACCGGATGCAATTGATTCCTCCCAAGGATTGATAATATCTACATCTGCAAGCCCCGCTGTCTCGTAAGCAGTTCCCCCAGAATTGATCTGCAAGATGTCTGCTGTTCCTGTTCCAAATGTCAGTCCGCTTGCAGCAGTGATTGCTGAAGTTGCGGTCAACTGCTTGAGGCTTGACCCAGATGTAGACGCAGCATCAAAAACCCAACTTTCCCGAAACCGAAAGCAACTGATGTAAGCATCCGCATCAACGTCTTGCTCAGTAAAGTTCCAAACCTCGACTTCGTTTGTGTTGTCAACGACATCACCATCCTCTGTGATGTGAACAACGAAGCATTGAGCACTTGAGCATTGCCCAGATGCTTTGGCATCAATGCCATCAGAAGGTGCTTTGACAAGTATTGTCTCATGACCTTCGGGAGCACCAATCTTGCGTCCTCTCTCAAAGTTCATTGTCTTTGAAAAGTAAGACAGATTTTCTGCATCGCGACGATTGTTAAATCCAAAGACAGTCATTTTCTAAGCCTGCAAAAATGTCGAGAAATCAATTCTGTCCTGACTTCGGAAAAACATGTAAGACGGTCGGTCGTCGCCTAAGTCTGCTCGCACTGGGGTTCTTAACGTGCCACTATCTTGCTTTATGTAGCCAGTCGTTGGCTCTTTAGTTTTTGGGTCAACAATAGGCTCTAACGTATACTCGACAGAAGTAGGATCGGTAGGATCGTAATTTGGATTGTAAAGCGTATAGTGGTCATCAACCAAAGGACGCGCTTGCAAATGACCGTATTTAAAAGTGCTCCCATATGCTATTGCAGGAGTTTGACCCGGTGGCTCATTTGCAAAAACAGCCTTAAACTCATTCGCGGCAAACGCAATTGGATAAGTAACTTTTGCAGCAGTAACTTCACCCGATGCAAGTTTTACCTTTACCTCAGATGCCTTGACTGCTCCGATCATCCAAGAGTCTTTGACTTGGTTTCGGTAAGTTGCTGAATTGAGCTTGTAGCTTCTGGCAAGCATTGTCGAAAAATCTATTGATGCTTCGTACTGAGTAACGATGATCGTCAGGACGGGAACAGTCTCAACAATAGGGTTTGTAAATGGAGTACCAGTGGGGAGTCTCCAACATTGTTTGTCATCCTTGTCTGACCAAATTGGCCGAAGTTGATTTGTGATTTCGCTTGCAACGCTAGGTGTAATGTCAGTTAAGCTTGCAGGAGGTGCTTGAGGTGGTTGCTCAGACTTTATTGGATCAGGACTCTCAAACCCACAATCAACAATAAACTTTAACCCGTTGGTCTTGTCTCTTGTTACATACTTTGAAGTGCATACAAGATAAGGATTGATAAGTCCTGAATACTCGTAAGTAGTTATGTTTACGGCAGGCAACTGACTGAGTGACCTAATGTGTTCTGTGCTAATGTCAGCAGGGGTAATGTCCGCTCCGCCTCCGACTCTGGCCTTGTCAACAATGACCTGATAAGAAACTCCAGCAGTCATCTTAAGACTGTCTGCGTTTTGCCTAGTTGCCGCAGACTTGCCATCTCTCAATTGACAAGAGGTGTAAGTAAAATCAGAAAAATCTGTCACTTTAATCTACTCCCTGAAGTTGTTTGTCTTCGCCACCGGCTAACGCTTTTGTCTGTTTTTCTATCGCAGTCTCGAAGCGTGTGCTTAAAAACTCTGCCCACTTAGCCTGAGTTTCGTCTTGTTCTCTTGCTTCCTCAAGGTCTTTGTTGTGCTGCCTTCTGAGATCTCCTGCTTCTTTCTCATATCCCTCTCTTTCTTTTTGTGTGTCCAAATAATCTTGGGAATTAAATTCAGAATCAGAGGGCATGCTTTTCCATTTGTCGTAAATGCCCCTTCTCTTTGCCTTGTATTCAGCATTTACTTGATCTACAGCAGACATTCCAAACTGAGGGTTCGGAATGCCTTGTGGTTCAAATCCTGTAATTGGGAGAAGTTCAGGACGAGTTGATTCAGGCAGCATCCCTGCTCTTGCTCTCATTGCTTGCTGATGCTTTGAGTTTCTTCTGGAGTAACGAGGACTCCAAACACCGGGTTTTGGCCTTGCCCCTTCTCCACTTATTTTCTTCAGTTGCACTGTCTGCTGTTTTAACTCTTGAAAACTTTTAAAAGCAAGTTCTCTGTCTTCCATCATCTTATCGCGAATGAAATTGTATTCGTCGATAGTTCCCGGCCCAAGATTGCCGGGAAGTCCTGCCGCTTGCTTTGCTGCTTCCGATAATCCTCCATCTCCTGCACCTGAAGTTTTGTTGGGATCTCCACCCGTTCCTTTGCTGCCGGGGATTTTTATGTTTGCTTCTTCCAAATCTTTTTCTATTTGCCTTTGTTTTGCTCTTTCTTGCTGAAGATCTTGCTGCTGTTGCAAATACGCTTCCTCATCTGATGTTGTCAACTCAGTCCAAAGTCCTATCATTGCTGCAATAGGACGAAACATTGGTTCAATAGTTTTGTCAGCATAGGCATCCATTACCGCGCCATAACCCCTTATAAATTGATTGACTCCGATTGAGCCAGGGGCAAATGTTGATGAAACACCTCTTCCGCTGCTTGTGGTTTCTGGTGTGCCACCTGAATCAAGCAACAGTTGCAGTCTTGCTGTTTTTTGTCTTTCTCTTTCAAGTTCATTTGCTTCTGAAACAGTCTTGCTTGTTTCAGAAAGTGTTTCGTTGAGTTGACTTAATATCGTTGAGAAAAAACCTGACTTCGACTCACCAAGATTGGCAAACAAGTCGTTAAAATTGTTTGCAACCAAATCAAGTTGCCCATTTAAAGTGGCAGACTTCTTTTCCAATCGACCAAAATACAACCCTCCTTCGCTAGTTGCTTTAATCAAAGCATCGTTGACATGCTTTGCACTAATCGCACCTGCTTCCATTGACTTGGCAAAGTTGGTCATGCTTATACCAGCTTCGTCAGCAATGATCTTTAAAGAAAATCCAGCATTGATCAACTGGTTCTTTTCCTGACCCATTAATTTGCCAGCAGCATTAACCTGAGCGAATGCTCGCGTAAGGTTGTCAAACGCTTCTGCCTCGCCTCCAGCCGCAATGCCAAGCCTCTCGACGATGTCTACGATGTTTTCAGTCGCAAGACCGTAGGATGCCCAGACTCTTGCGTTTTTAATCAGTCCTTTAGTTGTGAGCGATGATTCGCGTGCAATCTTTCTAAATGCATTTGCAGACTCCTCGCCAAACTCTTCACCTAAGAAGACTTTCAAGTCGGTTGCTGCTTCTTGCAGATCCCCAAACTCTTCCACCATCCTTGCAATTGCGTAAGCACCACCAAACCCTGCTGCAAGTGCCATTCCTGCCGGACCCCCTGCCATAGCACCGATTCCGATACCTCGGCCTACAGCAGCACCACCTCGACCTCCAAACATGGAAGCAGCAGCACCACCAATGTTTGCTAAGTTCATCCTTGATGATGCAGCAGCGTTGGCATTCTTTGCTTTTGTATTTAAAAGCAACTTGTGAGTATGCTTATTAATCAAAGCATTCTCTTGAATGTATTGTTCGCGTAGTCTTTGCTTTGTGTGCAGATACGCTTTTTCGTCTATTAGGTTAGCTTTAAGTGCTTTGCGTGCTTGAAGCAACTCCTTCTTAAATCGCTCCAAAGGAGTGCGTGTAAGAGCAACATCCTTCGCGAGCTTCCTGCTCATTTTGGCAGCCTTATCAACCCCTCGGCTGAACAAAGAACTGTCTGCGATAATATCATATCGCAGAGCACCGATACGCACGTTATTGCCTGCCACTGGTCAACCTCTTGAGTGCTTCGTCTGGTTCTAGCATGTCTGACGAGGGTTTTGTTTGCTGATCGGACATTTCAAATGCGATCCATTGATCTACCAAGAGAGGACTAACTGAATTCATCCAATGGCATGGGTCGTCAATGCCCAGTTTCTGACAAATCCTGAACACCCAACGCAACCTAAAGTTTTTGTCGAAGTGCTTCACTAGCCGATCTACTCGGCCTCGTCGTTTCCCTCAATTTCTCCATTGATTAGCATCACTGCCTCAATGAATGGATCTAGCTTGCTTCCGTCAAGAGCGAGCAAATCCTTGGAGTCACCTTCGTTGAAAATTGGCTTTCCATCTTTGTCGCAGATGTGATCAATGATCAAATTCACCCTGCGTCTTTGCTTTGACTCATTTGTCAAATTGCCGTTCTTGTCGAACATATCTGCAATTCGTTTTGATCTCTGAAGTTCTGTCGAAGGCTTGGCGTACAAGATGCCAAGTCCTTCGATGTTTACTTCTTTGACTTCAATTTTGCAATGATCAAGCAGTAACTGTTTCGTCAGGGAAGTCATCTCGGTAATCCTCTTCGGGGAGTTCAGTTGGGTCAAACTCTGGTGGCATCACGCCACCGGAGTTGTCCCCAAGAATAGCACCGACCTCATCTTCGATCAAGGATTTATCGACTGGTGAAACCCTACCAATAAAACAAATCGAGCTTCCGAAATCCCAAGACTTGTATCCAACCAAAGTGCCATCGACAACAATTCGGTATTGCTTGAATACCTCTTTGCTTCCGGTAGCAAGATTTTTGCCTTCGCACGGGAGAAGTTCGATTTTCATTTTTAAGACTCAACAGTAAAGGCTGGTCCAGTTTGACCATCAAAAGCAAAGTTAACGCTAACTACCGCAAGATTGTTGGTGCTTAAGTCAGGCAATCCATAACTGGTAATAAAACCAGTTCCGATTAGAGTTGCAGCATTAGTATTTGTACTTGTGCCAAGTGCAAAGGTAATTGTCAGAGTGTCTAGCACGCCAACAATTGCATCAAAGTCGAAAGTTGGATCGAAAATGATTTCAAGAGAGCACTCGCCGGGATCAGTAAGATCGCCGGGGATGTACTTCATGAAACCAGTTGTATCGAGGCAACTTGCATCAATCTTGTCTTGAGTAAGCTCAGGAAGCGTCAAGCTTCGCACGCACCCGGTAATTGCATTGGTAGTTAGGACGGCAGTTGTGCCTTGTCCGGTCATTCCCTGATATGTCATATCGGTTCCTTGCTAAAAGGAGTTGTAAGAAACTTCAAAAGTTTGAATTGTGCGAAACAGCCAGTGGTCTGTTCCATCATTTGGTTTGTCTACTAAATAGACTCGGCCTGTGTCTTGACCGATGCCCTTAATGAACGTGCCGCTATAAACACCTCGTTCACCATTTAACGATGCTCTTGCAGCAGCGTGAAGTGCATCTGCCTGACTTCGCGTTTCACCGTAGCATTCTACTCTAATTTTTGCAGTTTCAAATCCAACGAAACCACTTAGGCAATCTTCAGCCGACTCTGACACAATGTAGAGCAGCAATGCAGGCATGACAGAGTCCTCGGGAATGAAGTCAACGGTGACTCGATTACCCGCTAGTGATGTCACAGTTGCATCGTCAGCAATGATTTGTCGAACTGCGGTGGCTACACTCATGACTTAAAATACCTTTTCATGCGTGTTTTGATAATCTGAATCATTGCCCGCCTTTGCAAAGGAATCGTTGACTTGGCAGCAGGCGCAAGCCAAGGACGCTGCATATGATCCTTTCCGGTCCAGTCACCCCACATGATATGCTCTGCTGGCTTGCCACCGACCATTGGCTCATGAATGTGGCCGAAGTTGTATTGATAGTAGTCCGTTCCAACGATTGCTGTGCTCGGTGCTTTTTTCTTGTACTTCAGCGTCTTGCGTGTGACTGCCTTACTCATATCGTTACCAGACGGACCTTTTCTAGATCTAGCAGTCGTTTTGGACCAAGATTCTCGCGTGCCTGTCTTGCGTGAGTTTCCAAGTTTTCCCGTGTAAGGAACATTGCGTCTTCCAACAGATGCAATCTGGACTGATGCTTCTGTCTCCACGATTTTCGCCGCTTCTTTGACTGCTGCGGTCATTACCCTGCGGTGCAACTCTTCTGGAAGATTCTTAATCATTTTCCGTATTTCTTTGTCGTTAGACAAAATGTTTGCAACAACACCTTTCTTCCCTTTGCGTCCAGGGTTCTGTTTGATGATCCTTTCTGCTTCGTCAACGGCACGTTTTGC